GCCTGACCTGGCTGCCTTCACTCGGCGTCGGCTACTACGACATCGCGGATCCGCTCGAGCCCTACGACGTTCGCTACTTCGCCAAGTACGTCGGCTATCGCGACACCGACCTGGGGCGACGCCTGACGCAGTGCCGCATCGATCTGGTGGAGCGCTATTGGGACCGGCCCCTGGTCGACATCGGCATTGGCTGTGGTGCCTTTGTGCAGGCCCGCCCGCACACGCGCGGCTATGACGTCAACCCGGCCGGTGTGCAGTGGCTGCGGGAGCGCGACCTTTACTGCGATCCCTACACCGAGGTCGTGGCGGCGGTCTCGCTGTGGGACGTTCTGGAACACATACCGGACTTTGATCGGCTGCTCGCGCGCGTGACCTCCCGCGTGTTTGTGTGCATGCCGGTCTTCGGCGGCCCGCAGGAGGTGCTGGCGTCGAAGCATTTCCGGCCCGACGAGCACTGCTGGTACTTCACCAGCTTCGGGTTCCTGTCCGTCATGCGCTCGCTGGGCTGGGAGCTGCTGGAGCACAACGAGGAGGAAAGCAGGCTCGGCCGCGACGGCATCGCCAGCTTCGCGTTTCAGCGGTTCGCCTGATGTCCATGCGTTCCGTCACGACCGTCATCACCAAGGCCAAAAGCCGGGACCTGACGACGCTCGCGACCGCCAAGGATGAGCTGCAGATCACCGGCTCGACCTATGACAAACGGCTGAGGCGCTGGATCAAAGAGGAATCGGCCGCGGTCGAGAGCTACTGCAAGCGACGGCTGATCAAAGAGACGCTGCAACAGACCTTCACCGGCTACACGGTCAACCACGCCGACCTGGTGCTGGTGCTGTGGCCGGTCAGCGAAATCCTCACGGTGATGTGGAACGGCACATCGTTGACGCCGGATCAGTGGCAGCTCGATGCCGAGGCCGGTCTGCTGCGCCGGTATGACGCCACGCAGGGCTGCTGCATCCCGTGGTTCGACTATCCGGGCTACTACCTCGCTGGCTATCCGTACCCGAACATCGTCGTCGTGCAATACACCGGCGGCTACACGCTGGGCGAAGACCTGCCGCCCGACATCGAGGTCGCAGTGCTGATGCAGCTGGGACATCGCAAGTCGGCCGGCACGCGCGATCAGACGATCAAGACTGAGACCGTGCCGAACGTGTTGTCGACAACGTATTGGATCGCCAACCCGGGCGAGAACGCCGCGATCGTGCCCGCTGCCGCCTCGCGGCTTGAGCCGTATGTGGCCGAGCCACACCTGTGAGGAAGCGGCTGTTCCTTCGCGGCGAGACGGTCGTCATCGCCTGCGAGAACTGTGAACCGGAAACCGCGAAGGTGCTGTGCGCCAGGCCGCTTTGCATCGACTGCGGCGGCCCGACCTATCAGGTGCAACTGCAAGACGACGAGATGGTCGTCGAGTGCTGCGCATCGATCATGCGTCCCCTGAACTGAGAGGCTGCGATGCTGCAATCGCCAGAGGTCTATGCGCTCCAGCCGAGCGACACGGACAGTGCTGACTTTCAGATCACGGCGCCCGGCACGATGACTGGCGAATGGGTGACTGGCCTCGAAGGCATGCAGTCGCTGGCTGTCGAGTTGCGCTTTCTGTGGGGTTCGGGCGGTACCAACGTGGTGGCGCTTGTGCAGTCGGCGATGGGAAGCGATGGCCCGGCCTATGACATCGCCCAGGTCACCTTCGCCGTGGCGGCGCGCACCGTCATGTTCGAAATGTTCTCGGGCACCACGACCATCCTTGAGCCCGGTGTCGGCGGGCTGACGTCTACGGGCGCTCCGGAGACCGATGGGCTGCTGCTGCATGTGCTCGGCGATCGGCTGCGCCTGGTGGCGATCGTCACCGGAAGCTACCTCAACACGGTCCTGTCCGGGCGCGTGCTGCCGAAATGAATGCCGACGGCGTCATGCGCGCACTGACCACGCAAGGTCAGACGGTGACCGTGCGTCGGATGACCGGCACGCGCCAGGTCGCGTTCAGTGTCGATTGCCTTGCTTTCGTCGATGTCGGTGTTGAGTCGGTGCTGGTCGGCTCGGTGCAGCAGACCGCCGACAAGATCATGCTGACCGATCGCGAGATGAACGTGGTGAAGTGGCCGAAGCCGCCACGGCAAGGCGATCAGATCGTCTACGGCGACGGCACCACGCGCACGATCCAGGGTCGCGCGATGGTCTATCGGGTGTCCGAGGACCTCGTCTACGTCGTGAAGACACTCGGCGGCTGATGCGATGTCGCCCGAGGTCTGGGATGATTGCATACCGCGCATTCAGGCGGTGGCGACGCAATTGGGCATCACCGTGGAGATGCCCAACGAGGATGCCGGACAGCGACCGTCGCCACCGCAAACATGGATCGACATCGAGGTAGCGGCGCAGACCGCGGGGCCGATTCAAATCGGCTACGACGCATGGCGTGAAGAAGGCCAGATCTTCATTCACCTGATGGTGCCCATTGGGCAGGGCCTGCGACCGACACTGGTGCAGCGAAAAGCGTTCTCCACCGCATTCCGCGGCATCAACACCGTGACGCCGGAAGGCCTCAACTACACCGACGATCAATCGATGGACCCGCTGGGACCAGGCGGAGACGACGGCGTGTATCGCCGCCTGACGCTGATCGTCCGTTACACCTTCGACGACAAGCTGACCGCCCCTCCACCCTACTGACAGAAGGGAGACCCAGGCTGTGAAGTTTCATCTCTTGAAGGAAACACCAACGAACTCTGGAACCTTCACCGAAACCAGCGAGGTGATCGATAGCACCGTCGATGGCGCCACCGTCGAGGACGCCAAGCTGCGCTGCATCGACCTCAGCCAGGACGGCAATCGGTACGGCTTCTGGATCGAGTGACCGCTCCCCCACCCCACTGAGGAAGGAAACCGCCGCCGTGGAAGAGTTTCATATCGTGACGGAGTCGACGACCGATGTTGGGAGTTTCGTCGAGACCGGCGAGATCATCAGCACCAACGCACTCGAAGCCCAGGCGCGCTGCGTCGAACTCGCCCAGGACGGCAAGAAGTACGGCTTCTGGGTCTATGAGAGCGTCGTTGCCAAGAATCTGTTGCAGCCGCCAGGCGCTCAGCCGGAGGCACCGCCGGTTGTTGAGGCACCGGTCAACATCGATGTCCCCGTCGTCTCGCAAACCGGCTCGACGCTGAACTGCACGATGGGCAACTGGGACGGCGAGCCGACATCCTATGCCTACCTGTGGATGATCGACGCGACGATCGGCGGCACCGCACCCAGCTACACCGTGCTGCCTGCCGACGTTGGGAAAAGCGCGACCTGCACCGTCAGCGCGACCAACGCCGCAGGCACCACCTCAGCACCACCGTCGAACGCCGTCGTCATCACCTGACAAAGCGACCCGCGCGTCGCGCGCAGTGAAATCTAAACACAGGAGAGAGCCATGCCCGCGACTGCCGGATACCAAGCTGGCGTCGAAGCCAACCAGACCCGCATCTCATACGCTGTCGAAGCCACCTGGGGCGTTGCACCGGCGGTCGCCTTCAAAGCGATCCGGTACATGTCGGATACGCTCGCCGAGACCAAACCCCGCCAGCGACCGTCGGAAATCAACATCACCCGCGAGGCGACGCAAGCGGTCACGACGCAGCAGACCGCAGGCGGCACCATCAACTATGCGCTCTCCTATGCGACGTTCGACGACTTCTTCTCTATTGTGCTGCAACGCGACTGGCAGGCGTTCCAGACCATCAACGGGATCGCCGCCGACATCACGATCACCAACACCTCTGGCACTGTGGTGCTGTCGTCGACGCTCGCCACCAAGTTCGCGACGCTGGCGCAGGGGACGTGGATCAAGCTCTACGGCTTCACGAACGCGCTCAACAACGGCTGGTGGTATATCAAGACCCACACGAGCGACCAGTCTCTGACGCTGGAGGGCACCAACCGGGCCGCCGTCATCACCGAGACACCAGCTGGCACCGCGGCGCATGTGCGTGCCTCGACGATCAGCAACGGCGTCACCTTCAAGTCGATGTTCATGCAGCAGATGCTGTCGCCGTCGCTGTTCCTGGTCTATCCCGGCGCCTACGTCTCGCGCATGACGATCTCGGGCGGGATCGGCAATTTCTTTACCGGTGCCATAGACATCATCGCCAAGGACGAAGACGGGATCACCGTCGACAGTTCGACCGGCGCTGTCGTCGCCGCGCCCTCCGCCATCGTCATGGATCCGGTCAACGGCTTCGTCGGCGCATTTTGGAACGGCGCACCGATGGTCGGCACGCTCGACCAGATGGCGATCACGCTGGAGAACACAACTGCAGCGCCCGAATACGGCCTCGGCAATCAGCTCTCGGTCGGCATCCTGAGCGGCACCTTCACCGCCAACGGCACGTTCCGGATGTACTTCAACGACTTCACCAACTATAACATGATGCAGTCAGAAACGACCGGCGTGCTCACCTTCATCGTGAAGGGCTCCACCGGCAACAGCTACGCCTTCACCTTCAACAACGCTTTCATGACGGTGAAGATGAACGTCGGCGGGCCAGGGCAAGCGGTCTATGCCGACATCACGGTCGAAGGGAACCCCGCTGCGAGTGGCGGCACCTTCACCATCGACCGTCTTTCCTTCCAATAACGCGGGAGAAGCAGCATGCCCGCAACAGCAGGATACCAGGCTGGCGTCGAGGCCAACCAAACGCAGCTTTCGTATGGCAACGAGGTCACCTGGGGTGCGCGGCCGCTCGTGCAGTTTCAGGCCATTCGCTACACGGGCGATACGTTGTCGCTCACCAAGACGCGGCAGCGGCCGAATGAGATCAACATCACCCGAGAGGTCTCACAGGCCGTCACGACGCAGCAGCAGGCCGGGGGCACCATCAACTATGCCCTGTCGTTCGGCACATTCGATGACTTCTTCGCCTCGCTCTGCCAGGACGACTGGTCGCCGCCGCTGAACCTCGCCAGCATCGGCGCCGACATCACCATGACGTCGACCGGCACCACCACCCAGTCGCTGTCGTCCACCCTGGCGACGAAGTTCACCAACGTCGCGGTCGGTCAGTATATACGGGTGTCTGGCTTCACGACCACGCAGTATAATACCTGGTGGCGGGTGCTGACGAAGGCCGACAACAGCCACATCACCGTCACCGGCAATGCGGTGGTGGCCACGACCGAGACCTCGGCCGGGGCCAACGTCCTGATCACGGGTTCGACCCTGGTCAACGGCACCACCTTCAAAAGCCTGTTCATCCAGCAGAAGTTTTCCTCGACCAAGTTCCTGCGCTATGGCGGCGCCTATGTGACACGCATCACCCTCGGTGGTGCTGTCGGCAACTTCTTCTCGGGCGCCATCGACGTTCTCGCCCAGTCAGAAATCGCCGCCGCGGTTGAGGCCTCGACCGGCGCCACGCTGCCAGCACCGTCAGGCACGGTGTTCGATCCTGTCGCCGGCTTTGTCAGGCTGGCCTACAACACGGGCAGCGTCGCCGGGCTGATCGATCAGCTATCGATGACGCTGGAGAACACCGGCTCCCAGCCCGAGTTCAGCATGGGCGGATCCGCCGGCGCCGACGGCATGCTGGGCGGCACGTTCACCGGCTCGGGCGCGTTCCGCCTGTATTGCAAGGATTTCACGCTCTACAACCAGTTCCAGGCGGAGCTGTCGGCCGACCTGCAGATCTATCTGCAAGACGGGCAAAAGAACTCCTACGTCTTTTCGTTCCAGCAAGTGTCGCTGTTCTGCAAGATCAACGCCACCGGCCCCGGCACGGCGGTGATGGTGGACGTGACCTTCGAAGCGAACCCGGACCCCATCAACACCGGCACCTTCCAGCTGGATCGCCACCCGCCACCGAACTGACCCCATCCCGAGATCGGCGTTCGCTCACCGGACGCTGATGGCGCGCGCGAGGTTTCCTCCCCCGCGTGTCGGCGCGTGACCGTTGCCGTCCGGGCTGTGGTCACGCGCCACCCTTCCACCGGACAGGAAGACAACACCCATGGCAAACCTGAACGAGTTTCAGAGTGATCTGAAGGCGATCAACGACGGCATGTGGATACGAGTGAATGAGGCATACGGTGACCTCGAAATCCAGGTGCGCGGCTTCACCGATGCGTTCCACGATGCACGCACCGCGCGCCAGCAGGCCGCAGCCGAGTCCTACGGCGGTGACGAGAAGCGCATTCCCAACGATGTTCAGCGGCGCATCAACGCCTCGCTGATGGAGGACTTCCTCATTATCGGCGTGCGCAACCTGCGCAATGGCGAGGGCGAGGACGTGACGATCGAGCAGTTCCACAAGCTGCTCTACCAGCCCGACTTTGGCCGGTTGTCGCGCATGGCATGGGATGCCGCAGGCCGCGTGTCGGCACGCTCCATGGCGCAGGTCGAGGCAGCGGCAAAAAACTCACCACAGGACTCCGTCTCGAGTTGAACTATGGCGCCCTCCGATCGCGTCTCATGGCGCGTCGGAAGGCGCAGCTCGATGCAGGGCAGCGGCCGGATATGGCCGAGGCGGACATGCCGCCCGCGCCCTTCATCGAACCCGGGTTCATGTGGATCTGGCGAGCCTGGCACCGCCTCAACCCTGACCGTCCGCAGCATGGCGGCGGGTTTGGGCCGGCGATGCCGGGCGACATCCCGTGGACCGTCGTGCGGCAGTGGGCCGAGTTCCATGGTCTGACACGCGGAGAATTCGACATGCTCGACCGCGTGATCCAGCGCATGGACGGCGAATATCGGGACTGGTGGATCGAACGCCATCCGCCCGAACCGACGCCGCCGAGGCGGCGGGAGATGCGCTGATGCCATCGCTGGTCGGCGCATCCCTCGGTGCAAACCTGCGGGCAACGGTCCGCAAGATGATCGACCGCCAGGTGCAATCCCCCGCCGCGCGCGCGCGTGTCGCCAAGCATCTGAGGCTGCGCATCGAGGAGATGGCCGCCGCCGGCGAGGTGCCGCTGTTCCGGCAATTCGTGGATGGTGTCGAGACCGGCGATCTCTCGAAGATCACCTTCCGCGGCTCCTCCATCGTTCTCAAATTTGACCGGCTCGACGGTGCCGCCCGGGCGATCCTCGCTTACGCGAAAGAGATCAGCCCCAATCCAGGCGGGCCGTATTCCCAGGCATGGTTCCTGGCGGTGAACGGTGTGCCGTTCACAGACCTCTCCCAGCACATCCCACACGACGCCTCGGTCTATCTGACCAACTTCGCGCCGTTCGCGCGTCGCCTCGAAGAACAGGGGCGCACCGGGCGGAGCGGCAGGCTGTCAGGATACGCGCGTCCGGAGCTTGTGGTGACCGAGCGCACCCGGGCCTGGGCGAAGACGCGATTTCCGTCCGTCGTCGTGGAGCGGTTGTACGTCGCCATCCCTGGTGGCGCTGGCACCGCGCGCGGCTGGCAGGTGCCTTACATCCTGAAGACCGGGCCGCATCGCGGCGAGCCGATCCTGTACCCGGCGATCCGGCTGACTGAACGCTGATGCCCGACATCAACGAACTCCGCGACCAATACACGCTGGAGCTTGGCGTCACGGACAATATGTCCGCGCCGACCGACGCGATCGCGGCGAAGCTCGACAACGTGGTCAAATCGGCCGAAGCGGCAGCCGCCGAGGTCGCTGGGCTGGGTGGCACCGTCAAGACGGCCGCTGACCAGGTCACCGCCGCTGGCGCCGCCTGGGACCGCGTAGCGCGTCGCAATGACGATGTCTCGGCCGCCGTCTACCGGTTGAAGGCGGCGCAGGAGGAGCTGACCCGCACCCAGGCCCAGGCGCAGCGCGCGCTGGAGGCTGGCAGCGCCGACCAGGCCACGGTCAACCGTGTGCTCGATGAGCAGGTGCAGAAGGTTGAGCGGGCTGCCGCCGCCCTCATCGACGTGCGCGAGGCCTCCGAGGGTGCCGCCGAGGCGCAGCGGCTGTGGCAGGGCCAGATCGCCGACAGCTCGGACGCCCTGACCGGGCTGCAGGGTCAGCTGTCCGGGTTCGCGGCGGCATCGCAGGCGGCGTTCGCCAAGCAGCTCAACATCACCGCGCCAACATCCGACGCGGACTATGCCAAGCGGGCGGCCGACATCGCTGCCTATGGTGCTGCACTGGACGCGCTGCGGGCCAAGGTCGATCCCCTGTTCGCCGCCTCGAAGGCGTACGAGACGCAGCTCGATGCGCTGAACGACGCACTGAGCAAGGGCGCAGTGCCGCTTGAGGTGTATGACTCGCTGCTCGACGGGCTCAACACCAGCTTCGCCAAGAGCACCGCCTCGCTCGGCGCGTTCACCGCCAAGACGCAGGAATATGCGCAGGCCGCGCAGGCCGCGTTCAACAAGCAGCTCAATGTCAGCGATCCCACCTCGGATAGCGACTATGCCAAGCGTGCCGCTGACATCGCGGCCTATGGCGAGTCGCTCGACGCACTGCGCTCGAAGTTTGATCCGGTGTTCGCCGCGTCGAAGGCTTTCGAAGCGCAGTTCAACGCGCTGAACGAAGCGGTGGCGACCGGCGCGCTGCCGATCGCCAAGTATGACGCGGCCCTCGACGACCTCAACGCCAGCTTTGCCAAGGTGGCGATCGGCACCGACACGCTGGCAGCGAGGCAGGCCGAACAGGTCAAGGCGGCCGCCGCGCAGGCTGCTTCGCTCGATGCGCTGCGGGCGAAGATCGATCCGGTATTCGCGCTGTCGAAGGCCTACGAGGCGCAGCTTACCCTGCTGAACCAGGCGCTTGCGTCGGGTGCGCTGCCGGCGGCGCAGGCAGAGGCCGCACTGGATCGGCTCAACCTGGCGTTTGAGCGGCAGCAGAAAGCCGCGCAGAACATGGTCGTCTCGCACGGCCAGGCCGCTTTCGCGGTCAGACAGCTCGGCGTCCAGACCGTGCAATTCTTCAGCAGCATCGAGGCCGGGCAATCGGTCTTCACCGCGTTCGTCCAGCAGGGCCACCAGGTCCTCGACGTTGCCCTGGCGACCGGCACCGGCTTTGGCGTGCTGAAGGAAGCCGCGCAAAAGCTCTGGGCGGTGATGACCACGCCGCTCGGGCTGACCATCACCGGTATCGTCGGGGTGACCGCTGCGATCGTCGGTCTCGGTTATGCCGCCGAGGTCACCGCGCGCTCGCAGGCCAAGCTGCAGGACGAACTGTCAGCGACGCGCACCGACTATCTCGCGGTCGCCGAGGCGGTGAAGTCGGCAGGCAGGAACATCGCAGCGGCATCGCCGGCGTCATCCGCCGATGCCACCGCCGCGGCACAGACCCTCGCCAGCTCACCGCGCATCGATGCGTCGAGACAATCGCTGACGCAGCTGGGCACGACCGCACAGTTCCTCAGCGAAGTGCTTGGCAAGTCGCTGCAGGACACCGCCACGCTGATCAACGAGGCAGCGACGGATCCTGCCAAGGTTGCCACGACCGTTGCAGCCTCGACGAAGGCACTGACCGAACTCGACTCGGTGACGCTGACCAGCATCATCCACATGCAGCAGATGGGCGATGTCGCCGGTGCGAACGCCAAGCTGATGGATGCGTTCGGCAAGGCCGCCGACGTTGCGAAGAACAACCAGACCGAGCTGCAAAAGGCGAGTGAACGCCTCGCCACGGCCCTGCGCGGCAGTGGCGACGACACCAAGTCGTACTGGCAGCACATCGGCGAAGCGATCGACAGCATGGTGGCGAAGACCATCAACGGCGTCGCTGCGATCATCGAGGCGATCAACCGCCTGAAACAGAGCCAGGCCGACTACAGCAAGGGCGGCATCTTCGGCGGCGCCATGGCGCGGTGGTTCGATGACCTGTTCGGCGTCGGTAAGACCGGCCAGGAAGTGACCGACACCCAGCTGCAAAAGCTGAAAACGCAATTCCCATCGCTGTTCCAGCCAGCCCCTGCCGGTTCGTCGGTGCTGCTCGATCAGACCCCGGGCATTGCGGCAGCCCAGCAAGGCCACGGCTTGTTCCAGGTCACCCCCGGCACGGCGGCAGCACGCGGCCTGCCGTCCGGGTTCATCGACCAGAACACGGCGCAGAATATGGTCGCCGCCCTGTCGCTGATGAACAGCCTGTTCCAGCAGGGCCGCGACGCGACCTCGATCACCCAGGCCTATGGCGGTTTCTCGGCCGGCAACACGGCCGGTCTCAACGCCAAGATGGGCAAGCTGAACGCGGCGGACATCGGCAAGCTGCCGACCGATGTTCAGGGCGGTATCGCCTTCATCGCGCAGCTCTACGGCTGGCCCGACTGGTTGACCAAGCTTGCGATGCAGACGGCTGTGGTCGAGAGCAGCGGCCAGCAGTTCGGCAATGCCGCTGGCAAGCCGATGCAGACGGTCACCGTCACCGCGTCACTAGCCGACCAGACGCAAGCGGCGGATGCCCAAAAGGGCGCTCTGTCACTGCAGAATTACGATCAGCAGGCGAAGAAGCTCGGCGAGCTGAACGAACAGTTGAGGCTCTATAACGCATCGCTCGCTGCCGCCACCAAAGCCAACGACCCCGAGCAGATCGAGCGTTATAACAAGGCAATCGCGCAGACCAAGGCGGACATCGAAGCGCTGGTGCATCCGACCGAGGCGGCCACCAAGGCGTTGCAGGATCAGGGCACCGTTGCTGCTCTCGTCTATGAGGCCGACAGGCAGCGTGCAGCGGGCGAACTGGCGATTGCGCGCCAGCGCGAACAGAACCCGCTGCATCCGATCAGCGACCAGGACGCGGCTGCGCAGATCAACGCGCAGCTCGGTCAGCTGTCGGCCGCGTACGACCAGCAGGTCAAGAAGACCCAGATCGCCACCGATGAACAGATCAAGCTGACGGTTGCGTGGGCAAGTGGCGCCAAGGCCGCGGCCGACGCGACCATTCAGCAGCAGGCCTACACCGTCGTTGCCAACCAGCTCGGCGTCGCGGTTGCGAACCAGGGTGCGGCAGTCGCAGCCTTCGGCATCATCCTGAAAAACAACGCGCAGGCGCTTGACGAAAACAAGGCCGCGCAACAGTCGCTTGCCACCGCGCAGCAGATCGAAGTCGTGCAGGCTGAGACCGGCGCGCTGCTCGAAAACGGCGACGCGCGCGCGTTGATGGTCCAACACATGAAGGACCAATTCGCGATCCAGACGCAGCTGCCGAACCTTTCGGATCAGGAAAAGGCTGCACTGCTCGCGCAGAAAGATGCACTGGCGCAGGTCACGCAGGAGCTGAACAACCAGAAGCAGACGGCCAGCTATCTGTCACAGCAGTTCAGCAGCGCCTTCGATGCCATCGGCCAAGCGATCACCCAGACCTTCGTGCAAGGCGAAGGCGCTGCGGTGAAGTGGTCGAATGTCATGCAGGGCGTAGTGACGCAGGTCATCCAGGCCTTCGCCCACCTGGCGATCCTCAACCCGCTGACGAATTCGCTGTTCGGCGGCAACCAGCCGACCCTCAGCTCAGCGTTCGCTCTGCTGTCCGGCGGCAGCGGCGGTGGCGCCGGTGGCGGCCTCAGCTCTGCGCTGCAACTGGTCGACCTGGGCAACGGCGTCAGAGGCTTCATCCCCACGGGTGCTGGCATCGCTGGCGTTGGCGGCATCAGCTCTCTGATCGGCACCCAGGCGGTCGGTGCCAGCGCGCAGCTCGGCGGTGTCTTTGGCGGCGGCTCGATCGGCGGCTTGGCAGCACTCTATGCGAGCGGTGCAGGCCAAGGCACGGCCGGTGCCAGCGGTGGCGGCGCGATGGGCCTCCTGAGCAACGCCGGCAGCCTGTTCAGCGTCGGCAAGGCGCTATTCCCCGACACCTTCGGCTCTGGCAGCAGCATGTTCTCGGGGCTGGGCGAATCGCTCGGCCTGACCGGGTCGGATGGCGTGCTGAGTGGCCTGACCAACCTCCTCAACACGCCGCTCATCGTTTCGTCGGCGCCGGGGCCTGTCACATCCGGCCTCGCGGCCGGGGGCGCAGGCCTGCCTGGGACCGTGACACTCGGTGGCGTGCTGGGTGCCGCGGGCGCCGGCTACGGTGTCGGCTCACTGGTCGGCGGCTACGTCCAGGGTGCCTTGAACAAGACGGGGCCCGGCCCGGAAATCGGTGCGGCCATCGGCACTGCAGCGGGTATTGCCGGTGTCGTCCTCGCGCCCGCGACTTTCGGGACCTCGCTGCTTGTCGGTGGTCTGATCGGTGGTGCACTCGGTGGCGCTGCTGGGGGGCTGATCGGGCCGCATCCGGCGAGCGCGTTCTCCAGCACCATGGTCAACCTGTCGGATGGCCTGCTGAGTGTCGGTGGCACGGCATCTCAGCGGGTCGACGCATCCGCCGAGCGCTCCAGTGCCATCAGCGACGTCGACACGATCAACCGGCTGCTGCAATCGCGCGGCCTGACGATCACCAGCCTCGCGGGCGCGAACACGGGTGCCCAGTACTTCCAGGTCGGCCAAAACACCCCGGGGGGATTTCAGGATCCGAGCAAGTTTAGCTCGGTCGGCGCTGCGTTCCCGAGTCTGCGCTTTTCATCGCAAGACGCGCTCACCAACCAGTTCATCCAGGGGCGCTTGTTCCAGAGTCCCGAGGAACTGGCTGGCGTCACCACATCGCTGGCGGATTTCGAGAATGTGCTGAAAGGCACGAAGGCCGAAGCCGACACCATGGGCATCGCGCTGCGTGCGCTGTCCGGCGTGGCGAACACCGACGTGCAGCCTGCGTTGCAGAAAGCTGCAACCTTCATCACCGCGACATTCCCGGCACTGACGGCAGGTGCACCTGGCTCGTTGGCGACAGCGCAGAGCCAGGTCTACGCGCAATACAGCGATGCCCTGGCATCAGCGCAGCAATACGGCTTTGGCTTCGACGATCTGAAGGCCGCACAGCAAAAGCTGTACGACAAGAACAACAAGGCGGCACAGGATGCGGTCGATGCCACGGCGGCGAGTGTGCAGAACCGTCTCCTCGCCGCGCAAGCCACGGTCAGCGGCAGTCCGCAGGACGCGATGAACGCGCAACTGGCGGCGTTCGACACCAATGCAAAGCAAACACGCCAACAGCTTTCCGACACGCTCACCGGCATCTGGGGCGATGCCTATGCGACGACCGCGGACTACGCGCAGCGGATGGCGGACAACGACAAGGCGACGGCCGAGGAAAGGCTGGCGATCCAGGTCCAGTTCAACAAGCAGCAGGTGCAGAACCAACAGACGAGCGACCAGCAGCTCGCGGCGCTGCAGGCCCGCGTCATGACGAGTGCCGCTGCATTGACCGGCAACCCGCAGCAGATCCAGGCCGCCCAGGTGAACGCGCTGAACGTCTCCCAGGCGGCGGAGCGAGCCCAGTACATTTCAAGCGAGCAGCAAACCTACGGCGATCTGTTCGGGACTGCCGATCCGAACAACCTCGATAAGTGGATCGCTCTGCTCTCCGCGCAGAACAACGAGATGCAGCTGCTGCAACAGCAAATCGCCAGGACGAACCTGCAGAATCGGATCGCCAGCGATCAGCAGAACCAGGGCTTCAGCGTCCGCTCCGCCAATGCCCAGGCAGCGCTCAACCCCGCGTTCGCCCCGCAGGCGGCCCGATATGCGGCCGATGTGCAGGCCCAGCAGGAACAGCAGGCCCTGTACCTTAGCCTCACCGCGACCTATGGCGATGCCTACGCGCTGACGCAGGACTACGCGGACAAGCTGACGGCACTGCAAAAGGTGCAAGGCGATGAACGGCTGGTGCTCGAACAGACGTTGCACGACCGCCAGATGCAGCAGGACATCGCCAATCAGCAGCAGGATGCGAACCTGCGAACGCGCGTGGAAAATGCGCGGGCGCAACTCATCGGCGACCCAACGACGATGGCGACTGCTCAGATAGACGCTCTGCGTGCGCAGCAGCTCGCCGAACGGCAGAGCTTCCAGGTCAGCCTGCTCTCGACCTTTGGCGATGCCTATGCGTCCACGAAGGAATACTACGACAAGCTCGCGGCATTGAACGATGCGCAGGTTGCGGAGATGCAGCTGCTGCAGGCGCAGATCGATCGCGCCAGCCT